TATAAGATTTTTATCTGCATCAAAAACATTCTTGTCTTTATCTATTACAGGAACTTTTCGTATTGTTCTTGCAACAATAAAAGGACCACCAGAAGGATGCCCTTCTTTTTCTTTAAGCTTAACGCCCTTACTTTCAAGAAGCTTTACATCTTTATCTGAAATGTTTCCAATATCTATCTGATGTTTTCCACTGTATTCATCAGTCTTATCTAGCTTCTGCCAGTAAGCTTTCCCACTAATGACAGCTTGTTCGCGGGATTTTCTTTCTTGTGTTTGCATAATTTACTCCTATTTCTATTAACATTGTACAGTATACCACACAATAATAACTTTGTCAAGTCTTTTTTTTAATTTAATTCTTTTATTTTTACATTAAAGCAATCTGCTCTAACTTTATAGTTGTTACTGGGATCTATCTCTCCTTTCTTTAATGCTATAGCCTTCTTAAAATACTCTTCCTTACCTAACATACCCAAGTACCAGCCCACAGTCAGGTTATTTTTTACCCGAACAAAAGCATAGGCATCACAGTTTTGTGTAGTGTTATACTTGGCAATACTACAATCATATTCTGGCAAGGGTGTAACAGATGTTTGTTTTGTTTTAACATCAATCTTTCTTCCTTTTGGATCAATCAAATCATAATCGTAAGTATTCTCCCATGTTCCTCCTAAAGCCTGTAATGCTATTTGTTCACCAATAAATCCTGATAGGGAACCACTACCTTTAAGAATAGAATTGTTTAACTGTCCCATCTCATCAGTTTTTTCTCTAGCTTTATCAATCATTTCTAGTGTTATATTAAATTCTTGCATCAGTGTGTCTCACTCCAGTTGTTACCAATTTTTGCATCTGCATTGAGAAGAACTCTTAGATTAAAGAACTTGCCAACATCTTGTATTGTTTTGTCTGCTAACTCTACTACATCTTGTACATGTTTTGTTGCTACTTCATACTGCTGCTCATCATGTACAGTGTTCACTAAATGGGCAACGAGATTATGTTTTTTAATTTCTTTATCAAGAAAAATAGACCATTGTTTACAGACTATTGCACCACCACCTTGAAGTAAAGTATTAAGTGCTGCCCGTGTCCGCCTGATAAACAACCTTCTTCCGTCTATGCCTCTGATGTATCCTCTCGAAGCTTTCTTCTTTACTCTTTGGATAAGGGTATTAAGTTGTGGTACGTTTGTTAAGAACTTTTGTTTAAGTTTTTCTCCTTCTTTAGTTGATCCTCCAACAATACTACCTAACTTGGCAGATCCTGCTGAATATAAGAAGGCATAGATAAATGTCTTAGCTTGTGCTCTGGTATCTAAGCCAGCAGCTTTTTGGTTAAAGGCATGAGGATCACCATTCACTACCTCTTCTATGAACTTCTCATCTTTCATGTAGTGAGCCAACATCCTTAGCTCTAAGCCTTTAGCATCCATCCCTACTAAGACATAATCATTAGGTGCTATCCAACAAGCCCTACATTCCTTACCATAAGGCTTCTCATTAGAGACAATGTTAGCTAAGTTTGGCTTGGCGTGGGTCATCCTACCAGTTACAGCACCCATAGGGAATACATCTCCATGTACCCTGTTATCTTCTTTCAGTGCATCAAGCCAACCTTCAATTGTTTTTGCTCTAGTCTCTAACATCTTCCATTTAGATAGGCTTTTAATGGCCGAGGGAGCCTCGTCAGGGATCGTTTCAAGATTTCCCTCTGTTATACGTGGCTGACCCTTTTTCGTGAAGTCTGTGGGCCTCCATCCGTACATGTTAAGTCTATCTATAATCTGTTTAGGACTACCTAGATTAAACGGTTCAAATTCAATCGAGCTGAAAGAACCTCCAACAACTTCCTTATAGTTATCAATATGTTTGATGCCAACACTAGAGATAGTGCCATCTTTTTTAATCTTAGGTATAATTTCTCTCAATAATTTAGGTTTAGGTAAGAGATCCTGACGTATTTCTTTTAAGATATCATTTGACTGTTGTTTAATATCTGCCATTAAGCAGTGTGCTTTCTTCTCATTAAGATAAAATCCATGCCTTTGTTGTTCTGCCATGATGCTTGAGATCTTATGCTCTAACTCAATGGACTGATCGGAGAAATCTAATTTTTCTTTTAACATCAAATGCTTATATAATTTTGCTGTAATCTGAACATCTTGTACACAATAGTCAACCATTGCTGATGTTAATTGAGACCAATCATTATGCTTGTGCTTCGATAGGCCAAGACGATCCCCCCATGAGGACAATGAATGACCGCCCTGCCTATCAGGATTGAATAGTGTGGAGAGGACTAAAGTATCCACAATATTTTCTAGCTCAATCCCTGCACCCCATAGTTTATTCAACCAGTGTTGATCAAACCTAATAAAATTATGACCAATAAAGATATCTCCTTCTTTCATATTTCTATGTAAATCTTTTTCATCTAACATAATGATAGGCTTATCTGAATCAAGATCCTGCATGACCGCTACCCAGATCTTATCAGGATTATACAGCCCATTTGTTTCAATGTCAAGAATTATTTTTCTCATGTCTCTTTCCAAAAACGTTCTTAGTAATGCCCTCGGACAGTTGATAGGTCTCTTTCTAAAAACGTACTTAGTAATGCCGTTGCACGATTAACAAGGATTATTTTTCTAAAAGTTCTCTTGCCTGTTGCCTATCTGCAACACGTTCTGTTAGTCTTTCTACCTGATCCATCAAGAACCAGTCAACATTCTTCCTGACAATACGTAGTCCACTACCCATTTTAGATTTACGATTATCTAAAAAATCATCTCTTACTTTTTTATAAGCAGCTAACAAATCTTCTGTATCTTCCATGTTACTCTCCTATTTTCCACAGTGTATAGGGTTTAAGTCCTTTGTAATTAGCAATTAGAATAGCAGGATTATTACCTTTATCTTCCCACAATTCTTTCCCAGTGTAGTGCCAAGTGTACCCCTGATTTTTTAATTCCTCTACCCTATCAAAGAATGGTTTATTATCAACAGCAAATAGAGTTAAGGCTGTAAAAATTATAAGTATTTGGGTCATGCTTTACTCCTCGTGTTATATGAATGATACGGTTCATGATAATTGGTTGCCTCTTCCACTCCATCAGTTGCACTGCCTTTACTGTATGAATGTGCACCCATTCCTGCAAGCTCTCCGTTTTGTACTATAAGATATTGTTTCCGTATTAGCCGTTCATCAAAATAACATTCTAATATTTCTCTCGTACCCGCAGCATATCGAGCCTGAGCTGACAAGGATGTACCTGAAGTATGTGGTGTCATCCCATGATTAGGCATTGTTCTCCAGATGTGGTTGTTAGGAGCTGGTTGAGGAAACCACACATCTCCAGCGTACCCGCTCAACTGTCCCGAAGTAAGTGCTTCAGCAACAGCTTCTCTATTACAGATCTTTCCTCTAGCTGTGTTAATTAAGTATGCTCCCTTTTTCATTTTACTAATCAGCGTGGTATCAAATAAGTTTTCTGTCTCTGGATGCAGGGGACAATTGATTGTAACAACATCACATATAGCAAGCATTTCCTCTAGAGATTTATGGAAAGTTAAATTCAAATCCTGCTCAACAGTGTGGGGTAAGCGGTGTCTATCAAAATAATGTAGGTGTGTATCGAAGGGTTTCATTTTTTTAAGAACAGACAAACCTATTCGTCCTGCTGCTACTGTACCAATGTGCATACCCTCCACATCATAAGAGCGTTGAACCGCATCAGCAATATTCCAACCACCCTCTTTCACGACTGCATGTTGTGTATGATAATCTCTTACTAAAGATAAAATCATCATAACGATATGCTCAGATACAGAAATAGAATTACAGTATGTTACTTCAACTACATCTATACTATGATCCATTGCTGCTTGCAAATCAACATGGTCCGATCCTATCCCTGCTGTAATTGCTAACTTCAAATTTGGTGCGCTCTCTATTCGTTTCCTTGTTAAGTAATAAGGCCAGAAAGGTTGGGAGATTACGATGTCAGCATCAACTAATTCTCTGTCTGCTTCACAGCCTTCAGCGTCTTTGTCAGAAGTAACAACAAATGTATGTCCTCTTTCTTCTAAGAACTTTCTTAAACCCAGTTCTCCTGAGACACAGCCAAGTAACTCACCCGGAATAAAATCAATTGCCTTTGGTGTTGGCAAGGACATTCCATCAGGATATCTTTTTAGTTTAGGTATGCTATTCAGTGCATAACTACTAGGCATACCACCTTTCGGATCATCATACAAAACACAGAGAACTTTCATTATTAACTCCTTATATCCAATTATAAATACCCCACAAACCAGCAATAAGATAACATAATTCCATTAACATTCTAGGAATATCTTTATCTTGTTGAGCAAACCAAACCCAAGCAAGACATGATATTGAAGACACTAACCAACCTACCCACTGAACTGAAACATGTCCAGAAGTTAGAAGCAGCAGAGATATTACTGCACCTATGAACGCTAACCATCGAAACATTAGTCACCTGCTTTATCCTTTTTTATTTT